TTTATGAAAAACTGTTAAGGCTAGATGCCGTATAGGTTACCTGTGAGCCTAGAATGTTGTTAAAAAGGGCAATTGTATGATTTATAATGATTAAATTGATAATATGATTTATAACAATATGTCACGTTTTGTAACAAATTAAAATAAGGGTATCCATTATATTTCTTTTAGTTTTATATTTATTAACAAATCTATCTGTTAAATATCTATATATTGAGTTCATTACATTCAATTTTTCTCCATTAACCTTACAGAATGTTGTAAGATTTTCCAGAGAATAATCTAAAATTAATTCATCTCCAAACCAAGATGAGTTGTGCTTATACTCATTTGGTGTAATAAATTTCTGTGATATATCTTCAATAGATGATATATTGTATTTCGGATAACTATTAACAAAATGAGTAATAAATATCTTATGAAGTAATTCCGCTAAATATCTATCTTTAAAATTATCTTCCGTTACAAAATATGTAATATTGTATTCTTTGTGAATACCATAAAATTTAATTAATTCTACAATATTGTTGAATTTCCTCACTGTCTCATCTATATTTGTACGTGCAGCAATATTAGAAGATTTATTAATAATGGGATTATAGTTATTTTCCAAATCAAAATCAATAAATATTAATTGACTGGTGTAACAAAACGTTTCCACAGAACTATCGTCATCATCTGATTCCTCTCGATCTTTTATTAACAATATTCTATTTCTAATCGATCCACATAAAATATTGAAACTAGATTTTAATATAATATAAAATACAAAGAAATGAAAGCATATTAGAAAATTTTCTGCAAGATAACAAAAAAATGTCATGATTTTTTAATATACTATAAATGGATTTTTTTTAAGTACTTTTGATTTTATTTGAAATTAAATTTTTAATATTTTTACTGTTAAGCTTATATTTTTTAGGATCAATATCCATCAATTTAGCATCATAATCTCTGGCATTACTTCTATAATCTGCAGGTGGATGTTTAGCTTTTACCCTTGATCTGAATTTTCTGCAACGACTTCTTGATTTAGCCAATTCACAGAAATATTGCAAACCAAATAATTCATTATTACTAAATGAGTCTCCCTGAGTCATCGTAAAATCTGAAATTTTCTGGTCAGGTGACACAATCTGATCATTTGGAACCTTATTAGAAATAAGATCTTTGATATTTTTTGCATTCAACTTATATCTCTTTGGATTTATTCCTAAAGCCTTTAATTTCTCGTCATCTGATCTATAAACCAATCCGGAAAGACCATAATCTCCTCCTATTTTTTTATTGGAACCAATAATTCTCCACTTAACGCTTTTATCAGGATACTGAATATATGCCCCAACGGAACCATTCTTGAGAACTTTCGATTCAATTACCTTTACTTTCTTTTTTCCAAGAGTAATCATATATTATATATAAACAAATTATTACGCATCCAAACTATTTATTATATTAAAATCAGCTGGATCAACTTTTCCACCTAAATTGAAGATTAAATAAAATATTTTAAGTATTAATATTGATACTGTATTCCAACTTGCACCAGATGGTAATGTTGTTGGATAATTCAGTTTAACAGTATCACCCTTGAGTTTATCGAAATATGCAGTTGGATAATTGAATAAAACTGCTGTTACTCGTGATTTACTTACTAAACCAAATAAATATACTGCTATTCTAATAAATATAACAACAAAGAAATATAACATTGGTTCTAACATTGCAAACGTAAATTCAAACATTATAATCAACATTGGTACAATAACCGCAAGTGGTGCTAAAATAGCTGTTCCTACTAGATTAAACGATGCACTTTTATTTGTAATGACTAAACCAAAATAGAAAAGTAAGCAAATTACATATAATATTAATAAGAAAGGAACAACTTTGGTATTATCATAACTTTCTTCATTAATATTTTTACAAGTGTTTGTAGAGGAATCTTCTGCTGAAAACCATCTTGAAATATTATTAGTACTAAAGTAATTGCCAGCATATATGGCCATGATACAAAGTAATGGCAACCCAAAAGCCAAACTTTTTCTTCTCCAATTATTATTGAAATAGGCTTTATGGAAAAATCCTATTAATACAACTAATACAATCAATGAAAAACCAATGATTAAAATAGATGAAACCATTAAACCTGTATTTTCATCACCATTTGCATTATTTGTTTCATCATTATTAAATATTGTGTATCCATCCCCAGTTTGCTCATTGGTATTCGTGAATATATAATTAGACATACTGCCATAATATAACACCAGGGCGGGAATTAATAATATTGTAAATACAATAATACCAAAATATATTTTATCTGATCTACTCGAAGCATTTACTTTGATACTAATGTCAGTAAATAATTTAATCCATGATGATTTTTGTCCAATGCTCTTTGCAATAAAAGAAAAGTTAAGAGCAAGAAATGCAATGAAAGCGGCAACTCGGTTCCATGGGATTTGGTCAATTCTAATCAAAGAAGAATTGCTTTTATCATAAATTTTATTAGTATTTTTAAGGACTTGACAACCCAAATATTCAAGTTGATTTTTAGCACTTTTTTGAAGATCACCGTATTTTGCGGTTTTATCATTTATTTGTTTTATAATGGTGTCATTATCAAGCCTATTAGTTGCATATCTCCATAGAAAATTATTATAATTATTTCCACCGGTCATTATATTTTCATCATTTTCATCAGTAGAATCGATTAAATAAGAATTATCTTTTGCTTGAGTTGCACAATTATTTTTAATACTTACTGGATTAATATAATCTTGTGGATCAGAACTAGCATCATAATTAGTAGCCTGACCAGATAAGAAATATATATTTGGAATAGATGAGGTATTATTATTATAAACATCGTATTGAGGACGATTTGACATTATACTAATAATATATTAGAAAAGATTTTTATTTTATGCTATTAAATAATCCTTTAACAAGATAAACTAAGTTTGCAATTGGTGAGAATGTAGATACATTTGTTCCTGTATTAGACATCACCCTCTCATTATATTCTTGCACAGATGGCACAAGTGATCTGAGATCCAGTTTTTTATCAATTGGAGTACTCTTAAATATAAGTAAATATAATAAAGTTATTACCAGTTTGATAATCTTAACACCAGGTAAATTCCATGGCATACCAGATGGTAAAGTAAAACCTTTTCCTTCAGAGAATTTAATTAGATTCTGAGGTTTGACGATTCCTTCTGGACTGAAATAATTGAAATAATAAGTTTCCTTATATAACTGACCCTTGGGATTAAATAATTCTTGGAAATACTCAATAGGTGCATTATAAAGGAATGCAAATAAATTAATTAAATAACCACCTAAAGTACTTGCTGGACCCATGATTTTTTTACCATATCCAAATCTATAAAACAAGTTAGCAATAAAAACGAAAACTAATCGTGAAACGAAAATCAATCCTAAAAGTACTGTTGGATATTTATACCATAAGTATAAACCCATTGCAAATATAGACGTAAAACCTAATGTCAATAACGGTAAAGTAAAACTTAAGAGACCTCCACCAGAACCATCCAATGCCTTCTTAGAAGCAAATAGATATAAACCAATGAAAACAATAGTTGCACATATAATCCATGCATATTGAGTTGCAAGTGATGAACCACTCACCACATATTTTATATTATAGCAACTATTTGTATCGCGTTCTAATGATACTGAATTAGTTATATTATTTGCATAATAAAAGGCATTGTGTAATGTATATAAATATGTGCTAACTAACATTAAAAACAAAATGAAAACAATAATTTTCCTTGCTACACCTTTTAAAAATTTATTACTCACACCAATAAATATAAATAATACAGCAATTACTAAACAAAGTACTATCATCATTGCCCATGATGGAATATTTCCACTAATATCATCGCAATTTGTTCCTTCTGCATCTAGTTTAGCTTCACTGTTATTTGGACAACAGCCATATACTGTCTGAGAACAGTCATATGGATCAACTGTTACTCCTAATGATTCTTCAGTGCCTGCTTCTTCAGTGCCTGCTTCTTCAGTACCTGCTTCACCTCCATTGAAATCATATGAATCTGGAGGAATATCAAGCGGAATATCAGGTTTTCCTGAAGATTGAGTAGAAGACCCAGTAGTAGTCCTAATACATGTATCACTTGATGATAATTTGGCGGTTTGTCCATCCGGACAACAACCATACGTTGATGTTGCACACCCACCAATATTTGTGTCTGGATTAGTACATGTTCCATCAAATGTTTCAATGTTTGGTGGAGCAACAAACATATATTTATCAGCATTAACATCAAATATTGATGTATTTACAAAAGTATAAACATTAAGCAGGCCATACATTACGATTACAGATATTATAATACCGATTATATATGGAATTATATTGGTTGTTATCATAAATGTATCAACTTTTATGAATCTAAATGTAAATCTCAACATAGATATTGCACCAATCACTGCAAAATAAAGTGAAATAATTATAACTGCCCAACAGATTATTTTATTATAACCTCTTAAATACTCTGTATCATTTATTTTATATGTATTAATATTACTTATATTTATATTCATTATTGTATTTATTTTATCATTATCACCTGATCCACCAGACGTACTCGGAGTCGAACTAGATAATAATAAATTTGTTGGTGGAGTTGCACCATCCAGATTTGCATAAACGGCTTTATCTGAGAGGACTTGACATCCGAGATTTTTAAGTTGACTATCAAGATAGGGATTAGATTCTTTGAATTTATAATACTTATCATAATTATTCATTTGTACTTGGCTATCATATTTCAAACGATTTGTAGAATAATACCAGATAAATGCATTAAGATTCTTTACATTTTCTGGAGATTTCTTATATAAATCACTTTCTTTATATAATGCGTAATCTGGATCATTCTCATTAATAAGACCGGTTAATTGTTCGTCTGCATCTAATAGATTAGTACATTTATTATGAATAGATGAAGACATAGTTTCCGTATCAGTCGGTTCATCTGATTGAGGTGGATTATAGTTTCCATTTATAATATTTAAATTGGAACTGTCATAGTAAAAATTATTGGTCTTAAAATTATCTTGAGAGCCATCAATTATCTGTGTAATACCAGTTAATGACATAATCTATAATAAATATAGATTTTATTTCTTCTTCAATTTATTATGAACTATTACAATCACAATTACCAGAATAACTGCTTTAACTCCATTCAATATTAATCCAACTGTTGAGTCAGATGTGAAATAATTCATACCATATATCATGGAAATACCTAAACCTAAAATGAAATATAATATCATTTTCATCATCGCATTTTCAGTATAAACAAAATCAGAACATAATTTTTTATTTCCTTTATTCTTACCGATGAGTTCATCTACTCTTTCATAATCCATACCAGCATAAAAGAGCTTCAATATACCTGTAAAAAGGCCATTCTTCTCCATATTAATCATTTGATACCATCTATGGATTCGGCCTCCGAAATAGGGGATAAGCATTGCTTTAATCGCAGTTATAAATGGAGAAACCGTGAAAGTACTAGTGGGATTAGTAGAACTATAGTTAGTCAGTAGAGTTTTAGTCGCAATAGTTCCAATTATATTCTTAGTAACCGGATTATGGAATATGTCTTTGATAATATCATTATCAGTTCCCTCTGCAATTTGAGCACTACCACCTGATGTTATTTTATTAGAATCAAATAGACTATTACAAAAACCAATAATAGGAAAAGCTTGTTGGTCAAGACTAGGATCATTAATATTTTTCTTAATAAGCCATCCTGTTACAAAATACAAGCCTAGACTAATTACACCACTTCCTAAATATTTGAGTAGGGCGAAATAGCTAGTGGTACTATCGACAACTTTATATTCAGTAAGTTTATCATAAAGGGTTTCAGCTGTAAAACCGGTAATATCCAATTTTTCTATAATATTCGTCATATGGGTACTAATAGTAGTAGTATAACTAGTGCTTGCATCAGTATTAGTTTCAAGTGTTGAACCTTTATTATTAACTGTCATGATAATCATGTTAATGAGTTTGAAAAGCCGTCCTGAGAGCAGTGTAACTCCCATAAGAAGAGGGAATGAATAACCGAGTATCTCGCCTCTCCAGATGGATGTGGAGGATTTATGATAGCTTACATATTGAACTAGTAGAACAACACCTATGAAAATAAAATAGAATAAAGTGGGGAGATATTTCAAGTTAAACGAGATATAATCTGCATAAAGGTCAGATACTTTAATTATGAGATATATAATAGTTCCGATAATGAGGAATATCCATGCAATCAAGAACTTTTTTCCACTGGTGCCTCCAACGGAAAATGTATAAATCATTGCAATTGTGGAAAATACAATTAGAACGGTTAGAGGAAATATAATATTTTTGACGAGTTGTGTATTCTTTTCACAATCCTCTGGAACAGTTTGGAATGCTTGGTGAATTAGATATATTATTATAGCCATTAAAATGAAATAACCTAGGCTTGCACCCCATGATTTGGCTTTAGCCATATTTGGCATGGAGAACCAGCTAAAATTGGGATATATGGCAAAAAGTAATATCATGAGTTTGTAAAAAAGAGTGTCAGTATTGTTGGATTGCATCTGGGAATTGGCACAGAGTTTTTGGATATAATCTTCAGTGACCGTGACATTGGTTAGTCTTGAGGAAACGTAGTCTAAGGATGTTTGGAGAGGTATATCATCCGACATAATATATTATAATGTTCCATAAAAATGATTTTAAAAATATATAAAAATTATAGTTTATATATAAAAGTAATAATGAGTGTTGTCAATGTAAAAGTTAAATTTTTACGTAAGCAAGGTTATAATAATCTTAAAGACTGGTTAAAAGATCCCAATAATGTTTATATTGGACGTGCCAATAGATTTGTTGAAGGAGCATATGAGTCTAAATGGAAAAACCCTTTTTCAGTTAAGAAATATGGAAGAAAAGGTTGTATCAATAAATATAAAGAATATCTTTATAGTTCTGATTTGATTAAAGATATTGATGAATTAAGAGGAAAAAATTTAGGTTGTTGGTGTGTTCCAGAAGGATGTCATGGAGATATTTTAATGGAGGCTATGGCTGAGTGATGAAAATTCCAGATAAATATATTTTTCAGGAAATAAATCATTTGATATTTGAAACAAATTTTTCCGGAATTGAACATTCACTGTATATTCCAACAATCAATTCATTTGTTTTATATACATATCCATAATAATTCAATCTGTTATACTCATAATTTCTTATATTATATGTTTCCTCACCACAGAAAGAACAATGTTGATTATCAAAATATTCATTATTTTCATTCCAATTTTTATCAATATTTAATAATGTTAAACATTTCTTACATATAATATATGCATTATTCTTCCCACAAGGAACTTTCATCAAATTATTATTTTCATATTTTTCCCAACAACATGTACATTCTAACATTATTTATTTATATATTTTTATAATATTCTTTAAGCTTTGATGATACTAGAAAAAAATCATTGAATTAAAATATGATTAAAACCAAGGATATATGAATAAATACATCCAGTTAAATAATTATTGAGTTTATCGAAAAAATATTCATCAAAGATCTTGATTATTTGATATTCTTTTGCGATTTTATAATTATTATAAACAAATTTTAGTTCATATTTACCACATATAAAATTATAAAATAATTTATCTACTGCATTATTATGTGTAATATCACTATTTATTTGTTGTGTATATAAATTAAATCCATATATGTACCAGCTTGATTGTGCATAAATATATAAATAATATTTTTTACCTTTATAAATAATTGTATTTATAAATATCATTTTATGATCATGTGTGTTTTCATAATAAAATTCAAATGCTTCTCTGATAAATTTTAATGGTATTTTGATTAAATTTTCCAAATCTTTTTTAAGATATTTACTATTATATAAATGTGATGAGTCTATACAAAATATATCATTATGAATATAACAGTTTGGTCCAATACTGAGATTTTTTAATAATAATTTATTTATTTTATTTTCCAATTTATAAGGTAGATATGTTTTAGGATTAATCATTGAATTAACAAGTTCATTGATATCAATTAAAGTATATTCTATGCCATATGAAACACATAATTTATTATAAAATGTATTTTGTTTTATATAATCATCAGTATCTATTGAATATTTTATATTATATGTGTCATTACACACATGTTGATGTCCTATTATTAATTCAAATATATTTTTATATATTTCCTGTATTGATATTTTTATTTCAAAACCATATTTCGGATTATTAACAATTAAATAATTATTTTGAATATTAGCAGGAATTTGTGTTATGTTTGATGACATTTAATATAACATTATTGATATTCTTTAAATATTATTTATAGTAGTTTGTACATATAGTGAGATTCGAACTCACGAGTGCTATGCATGACTGGTCTAATGGGTTTGTTAAAATTTAAACACCTTAAAGAGATAACACATATAATAAATATAAGTCAAAAAACATGTCAAAAAAAAAAGTTGTATATAAAAAAAGATATGAAAATAGTCCGGTTTGGAAAGTACCTGAAGATGAATTTAAAGTACATGTGGAAAAATCATCTTCATATAATGCAGTAGTAAAAAAAATTGGATTAAAAAGTGGAGGATTTATCAGGACAGTTAAAAATAGAATTGAAATATTGGACTTGAATGTTGATCATTTTAATAAAAAAATTGTGGGAAATAGACATAGTCCTGTTTGGGAAGTACCCAAGGATAAATTTATAGCATATGTAAAAGAATCATATTCGTATCATTCTATAATCAAGAAAATTGGATTAAAAAATGGAGGATTTATTGCAACAGTTAAAAATAGAATTGAGAAACTAAAGTTAGACACTGAACATTTTGATGAAACAAAAGGATATAAGGAATATTCAAAAAAAAATTATAAATCCTTAAAAGAAATATTGGTAAAAAATTCTACTTACAACAATGGTAATAATTTGAAAAAAAAATTATACAAAGCAGAATTAAAAGAAGAAATATGTGAAATTTGCAGTATTGGTCCTGAATGGAATGGTAAAGAGCTAGTATTGCAAATAGACCATATTAATGGCGATCATCATGACAACAGAATTGAAAATTTGAGAATTTTATGTCCAAATTGCCATACACAAACTGATACATTTTGTTCAAAAAATAAAAAGAGATATAATAAAAAATGATACTAAACAAATTTTATTAATATTATAAATAAATATTATTTATAGTAGTTTGTACTATAAATAATAGGATACCTGCAGTGAGATTCGAACTCACGAGTGCTATTGCACAAAATGGCTTGAACATTTCCCTTTGGTCCACTCAGGCATACAGGTAGATGACCTACTATAATATATATGTGAGATATTTCTTTAAGTAATTTTAATAATATAATTGAATAATATCGATTATTTCATTTGGCAATTTTTTCTGTAAATATTTATTACTTAATAATTTTCTATAAAAATAATTATCAAATATCGGCTTTATTTTTTCAAAACATTCTTTAATTTCAATAAAATAGTTAAATGTGAAATATTTATCATAATTAGGCAAAACTTCACATTTAAGATGTGTTATTGTTTCTCCCATGCGACCATCTGATCCAGAAATATTATAAGCCATATAAAATACGCCTCTTGCATATTCTGTAAAACTACAAGAATACATATTTCCATTGATATATTCAATTAACTGTTTATATGCTTCTTTTTTATCAAAAAGACGTTTCTTAAAACTTTTTGCTATTGTTTTATAAATACCTGTTAGTGTATAATCAATATCTACAAATTCAAAAAATTTACAGATTTCTTTATATTTATTATATTTTAGCTTACTATCTAAAATACGTTTAATTGAGCGTGGTTTATATCCTAATTTCATTAAAGTTATTATTTTATCAATGTTAATCTCATATAAATCCCTATTATATATGTGACAGCCTTTCTTGATATAAAAAGTAGTTAAATTGGATATTTCATATTCATTTTTGATATACGAATTGAATAAACCATCAAGCTGAGCTAATGAAAAGTGCTTACCTTTATTGGAAAATCCCTTAATAAAATGTGGATGATATATATTTTTATAATTTTCATAATAAAACAATGGTTCGCTGAGTTTAATATTTGAGCATTTGATACATGTATCGAATAATCGAAAATGTTTATATTATATTGCATATTTTAATCCTTCATTACAATATTCTTCAAAATTATAATTGTCATCAATAATTTTATCTATTATCATTTTTACCTCGGAATTATGTTTTGTTAATATGTTATGGAAAATCCCATTTATTGTGATCCGAGGCATTTTATTAAGAAAATGTTGTATGGTGGTCATATATAATAATATTAATTTTATTTTAAGTTATTTTAACAATGGTAATAACCACAAAACCAACATTTTTTACCACCGTTATGTTTAAATTTGATATGGTGTCCTCCACCATTCCAACATGATGGTCCGAAAGCTACTAGCTGCATTAGACCACCACCCTTTCCAGGATTAGGGTGAATTTTATTATAATGATCAATATATTTAATCATACGTTATTTTTCTGAACTGGTCAAACAATATTCATTTTCCATAGATTTTCTTTCAAATTCGTGGAATTCTTCATTTGTTAGTAGTTTTTCTTCTGACATGATTATTATATAAATCGATATATTTTTTTAAGTTTTTTTTTACTTTTGCAAATTCAGAACCTTTGGCGTAAAAATAAATATGACCCGCGATATATGGTGCGGTTTTTTTTTCAAAGAATTTGATGATTTCTTGATGTTGGTTATAATAATCGATAAGAACAATCGATGAGAACAATCGATGATGTTCCTAAAAGTGTTGTTAAAAAAACAGTGTATAATATTATTTTATTCATTTTATATTATGGATTGATTGTTCTTTATATAGTTGTTGAAGACTTAAGATCGCTTCATCAAAATTAAAAAAATCCCTCCAACAAATAATATCGATAATGTGCTTAATAAATTCAATAGGTTTATCTGTGAGTTTATCAATCATTGTGTTATTGATGGTTAAAACATCATTATTTGTATATGTTAATTTTAATGAAATTAAATCATTTATACTATTATCATCGAAATATTCGATTTTTGAAAAAAAAATAAGATCATCAGGTCCATTATCAATATAATTTTCATAATATAAAATTACACCCCCTTTATAGATATAACATGTATAGTAATATTTATCGGGTATGTCATTAATATAAAATATATTGTGTTTTTCAACGATATCTTGACATAAAACTGATGTATAAAAATCATTACAATAATCTGGATCACACATAACATATTTGATTATTCTGCAAAATACATTATGCCAACAGTTATTTTGTGAATTAACGATAGTATAAAATTTTTTATTGATTAATTTCAGGTTAATGAATGATTTGAAATCATAATATTTGATTCCTCTTCTAAATCGAAAATATTTGATGATTTCGAGGGCAAAAAAATTAGTGTTAAATAATGAATTGAACGGCATTTTTTTTAGTTAGTTGGTGATGAGAGATTATGGTAAATTTTTAATTTTCATTTTTTATAAAAAATAAAAAAACTGTTAGATTTTATTGTTAGGATCTGCTATGTTTAATTGGTCAATAAAAATGAACTCAGAAACATACAAAAAAGGTCTTTACACGATGAAATATACTAATACATATCTTGAACAAATCCATAAATTTAATAAAGATAGAAGTTCAATAAAGGATTACGATGTATTTGAATATATGTACGCTCTTAGATTAGGATTGGTTCATTGGTCAGATTTACCGCCGGATTTTGATAAATACTTTGATATTCCTCATAAAATGGATTATGGAGTTGATTTGTTCGATTTACAATATACAAAAGCATGCCAAGTAAAGAAATACGAAGGTACGACCATTACTTGGTCTCATTTATGCAAATTTGTTACTTATTCACGTGATGTAATGAATTGTGGGAATATGATATTAGCTACGACAAATACTGCTAAAATTGATAAACTAGGACAAAAAAAGCTAATTGATTCAGGAAAAGTAGATTTAATCAGAAATGATTTTGAAGATATGTTGAAGGATTTTCTGAAATATAAGGTTAATATTGTCGAAAAGAAGGTGGTAACTGAAATTGAAGAAAGGAAATATTTGTTGGAATGTTATAATGAAATTATTAGTTCAGAAAAGGATGTAGTTAAAAATCAATTACCATGTGGAACAGGTAAAACGTTTATTATGCTATATACTATTAAAAAAGAGCTAGAGAAAGATGGGGATTATAAATTTATTGTCTTAGTTCCATGGTTAGATCTTGCGTATCAAACACTTAAATTATTTAAGCAATTTGGTTTGAAATGTGTTTTTGTTGGAAATAGGAAAACGAAGGTTAGTGGAGATTATAATGTGATTATATGTGTTAATCCGAGTGTTAAACATATTAGTGAAGATATTGATTTTAGGTATTTATTTATTGATGAAGCACATCATTTGGAAAATGAAGAATCTAAAATAATGGAAAAAGTTGAAAAATTGGATTATGGCAAGAAGATTTTATTTTCTGCTACTTATCATGAAACGGATGATGTGGATTATAATTATTCACTTGGAGATGCAGTTGAAGATGGATATATTAGTGATTATGTCTTGCATTTTCAATATTATACTGATGGTGATAGAATGAATGCAATTATGAGTATGATTAAAGATAGACCAAAATATTATCCAATGTTTGTCTATTTTAATTCAACGAAGAGAAGTAAAAAGTTTTATGATAAATTAATTGCAGTTAACATTAAAGCTGCATATTTAGATGGAAAAACTAGTAGAAGTGATAGAAATAAGGTAAAGAAAGGATTAGAAAATGGAACAATTGAAATAGTTTTACTTTGTGGAGTTTATAATGAAGGAATTTCGATTGATCGTATCAGAACAGTTGTTTTTGGAGATTTAAGACATAGTGACATTAATCGAATTCAAATTATGATGAGAGCTTGTAGATTGCATGATTCTAAACCATTTTACAGAGTTATTATTCCAATGAATGATACTGATTTGGAATCAAATGATATGAGTGATATTATTAAAACATTATATAAAGTTGATACACGAATGGTTGATAGTGTAAATCGGAAATCTACAACTCGTATTAGAGTAGATGGAATTGATGAGACAGATATGGAAAAGGCTGAATTGATTTATGAAAATGTTTATAATCGAATGGGAGAATTGATTGAAGGTAAAGGATTATGGGATATGAAATATGATTTGTTGAAGGAATATGTTGAAGAAAATGATAAATTAACGACAATTGGAACAGTTTATAAGAATGTTCAGTTGGGGCGTTGGGTCAATACTCAAAGACAGGATTATAAAAGCGACAAAATAAGTAAAGAAAGAATTGATTTGTTAAATCAGATTAAATACTTTACTTGGATTATTGATTATGATAAATTATGGTTGGATAGATATGAATTATTGGTTGAATATATTAATAAATTTAAGAAATATCCAGTAAGAGGATCTGGTAGTCTCTACAAAGGAATTAATATTGCTGGATGGATACAAGAACAAAGACAGAAATATAAAAGAAAAGAATTGAAAGATGAAAGAATTAATAAGCTTAATAATCTCAAAGGATGGGTGTGGAATTATGATGATATTTGGAATAATAATTATAAACTACTCAAGGAATATATCAATGAAAAAAAAGAATTGCCTAAAAATTCTACAATTTACAAAGATATTAAGATTGGTGCTTGGTGTAGTGATCAAAGAATGAATTTTAAACATGATAAATTAAAGGACTTTAAGATTAAGAAATTAAATGAAATATCAATTTGGAAATGGAAATTAGTTGATAATAATTGGTCAGATAAATATAAGTGTTTGAAAGAATTTGTAGATAAATATAAAAAATTGCCCGTAACTGAAAGTAAAAAAGATGATAATGATATCCAGCTGGGAAATTGGATATCAAAACAAAGGGCAGATCATAAAAAAGGTAAATTATCTGAAGAACAAACCGAAGAATTAAATAAAATTAATGGATGGAAATGGAGTAAAATTGAAAAATTAACTTTTGAAATGAAATATGAATTGTTGAAAGAATATGTTGAAAATAACAATAAAATTCCAGCAGGTAGAAAAATTTATAAAGAATGTAAATTAGGAAATTGGTGTGAATGGGTCAGATCTTGTAAAAAGAATAATAAATTGACAAAAGAAAGAATTGAAATGTTTGAAAAAATACCTGGATGGTTTTGGAAAGTTGATGTTGATCAAATATGGAATAATACATTTGATATATTGAAAGAATATGTTAATAAAAATAAATTACCTACACAAAAAATTAAATATAAAACTATTGGAATTGGAACATGGATAAATAAACAAAGAAGTAAGAAAAATAAATTAGAACAATGGCAAATCAACAAATTAGAAAGTTTGGATGGATGGTACTGGAAATTAGATTTAGATAAACAATGGAATGATAGTTATAATTTAGCAGTTGAATATATAACTAAATATAAAAAAGTTCCGTTTGGATCAACTGTATATAAAAATGTTAAAATAGGAATATGGTGTGAATTACAAAGAAGAAATAAGAAAAAAGGAAAATTATCTAAAACAAGAATTGACAAATTGAATTTAATAAATGAATGGGTATGGAGTTATGATTACGAAACACTTTGGAATAATAAATATGATTTAGTTGTTGAATATATTAATAAATACAAAAAATTACCTGTTCAAACAACAACATATAAAAAAGAGAATATTGGAATATGGTGTAATAAACAAAGAGTTGAATATAATAAAAATAATTTGTCAGATGAATATACTAATAAACTTAATAAATTAAAAGATTGGTATTGGAGTAAATTTGAATAAGTCATTCACCAATATCAAAACTATCTCATATTAATTTTTATTATAAAAAATATTTATTTTTTATAATAATTTAAAATATTATATTTTAACATAAAACCTTGTTTATCTCATCAATTGGTTGCCAGGGAAGCCAACGAGGCCTGCGCCGATACCAAAACCCGCACCTAGTTTTGAGGCCTGGCTAATGGCCGGGGTGTATAAATCTAGTATGGCGAAGACGGCTGAAGCGGTCACGGCCACTATGCACACGGAATCGAGTCCAAGTCTGTGCTTACCCTGTGGCACGTAGTACGCGGCGAGAGCGACTGCGAGACCAGTGATAAGGTACTTAAGAATTCTTTTGACAATTTCTCCTAAATCTAATCTGCCGTTCAACATGTTTTTATATTTAATACATTAGAAAAAAAATTTCGGTTGCAATTAATTAATTCCTATAAAAATACTTAAAGAAATTACACTGTTTTAGTGTTATAAATGGAAAACGAAGATTTTCTAGAGGTTGATCCCCGTATTCCGGGACAAAACTATTGCTGTCTGTCGGTTGTGAATCCTGAAACTTTTTGCAAGCAAAAGGAGGTATTTTTCGCTACAAAGTATTTACACCATATTTTCAACGATCAGGAGCGCAATAGTCAGGAATTTCGGGAGAAAATGAAGGATAATCGTAATATCACGTATGAGAATGTGAAAGAAAATTACGATGATTGGAAATATACGAGAACTCAGGAGCTAGAAGATGAATTCCATAAAATAAAGGATTATCAGACCACTATGCGATCTATTAAGGTCCGTGGCACATATGATACGATTCGCGAGGCTAAGAAAAAGGCTGAGCTTCTACAGAGACGTGACCCCAATTTCCATGTATTCGTGGCGCAGGTAGGATATTGGCTTCCAATCGAGGCAAATCCCACTCAAGTTCAGGATCAGGAATATACAAATAAGGAACTTAATACACTTATGGAGAACTATCAGAAGAATATTGAGCAGAAGGATATTTTATATCAGCAGATGAAAGAAGAGAGACTAGATGAGGCTAGAAAGGAAGTTGCCAGAAAGAAACGTGAGCATGCTGAGAAACTGAAGAGCGAGACTGAACGTGAGCCTGAGAAAATGGAGACTACTACAGGTAAGATCGGAAAACTCCGTGATCTCCTAAATACTGTTGATGAAAATGTCATTGAAACGGAGCAAAAGAAGTTCGAGGAGAACCAGAGAAGACTTGAAGAGTCTCGACCTGCAGAAATCACTGATGTGACTAAGGAAACGTCTGGAGGCGGAGGAGGATCAAAGGATGATACACCTGTAGAAGAATCTGGCGAAGCAGCAGAAAGTGTTCTTGAGCAGCAGATCAAGAATGAATATACTGAGGCTCAGCAGAAGACTAAAGAGTCCTTGAATAACTTTGCGGTTGATTCTATGTCAAATCTCAATCAGATGGATCCGTGGATGAAGAGACAGATGGAGAGAGAACAATCTGAACAAAAATAATTTTGATCACATTTCTATATTAAAATTTCTATATTAAAATTTATATTTAATTATGTCGTGGTGCTTTATAAAGGATAATTTTATAAAAAATCTATGTTTAAACGTATTTAAACATAGGTCAAAAACTCAACCACCGTGATAAGGTTAAATCTAGATTTTCACCTTGCGTCCATTAAGGAGAATGTAAGGCTTTCCATTATTATAATGACGAACTTTTCTGGTTCCTCCTCCTTTTATATTTACATATCCACCAGATTGACTTTTAGGAGACCATGGTTTAGCCTTGGAATTCAATGATTCAGTCTTGGGATTCAATGATTTCTTTTTAATTCCCGCTTCTTTTAATGCTTGCAAGAATATTCTAGATGGATTAGTATTTTTCTTAGGTTTAGGTTTTTTCGTAGGAGTTGGTGTTTTTTTCGCAGGAGTTTGAGGTTTTTTCGTAGGAGTTTGAGGTTTTTTCGTAGGAGTTGGAGATTTCTTCTTTGGACTTGGTGATTTATGTAGCGTTGGGAAATTACTATTACTAAATCTACCAAGTTTAAATTCAAAATTTCTATTGTGTTTTGGATTAGCTAAAACAATTCCATGTTTATAATGATCACCATTAAAATAAGATACATAAAAACGCCATTCTTCATTATATACATCTGGTAATGTAACAACATCATTATTAAATGCTTTATGAAGTTTATTGTTGTTTGGATCCCAGAAAAATATATTACTTAATTTATTAATCTCGTTATCTCCTTCAAGCTCATACATAGCATATAAATCATGTAATTTAAAATTTTTTTTATTTTTTAATCTTTCATATTCATTTTGTAACCTTTCTCTTAACGTTTCTTTAATATGATCGATAATTTCATCTTCATTTTTGTTATTATTTATCATTTTACGTAATTTTTTAGTATTTTCTTTTATATAACGTGCACCACCTCGCATTTTATATATTAACCTAAGAAAAAAAAATTAATTTACTATATCTGGTTTTCTAATATCATTTTTTGCCGCACCAACTTCAAACGCCCCATCTACACATGAACTCACATTCAATTTAGATGTGTCATAAACCGAATACTGTGCATCATGATCACAGAAACCTGTAACAGATCCCATAAATGCACCACCATTCATTGGTACTTCATTCTGATATGACCATTGCTGATCGATAATAACAGGTACATTAGCATTTTCATCTATATTGCATGCTTGTTTGCTCACATTGTCAATGGTTTGTGGTTGCTGAACCATTAATAAATCTGATTGATTGACTGGTGCTTGTTCAAGTGCTTTTTGATCCATATTATCGAAATTATTTTCATAAAATTTAGAGATATTTGCTACATTAGATTCAAAATTAGGATGATTATTATCATGTTGATAAACATTGCTTGGTGCAACATCCATATTGGAATCTCCTAAAGCGTTTTTATTAACTTCAAAATAAGAAGCAGTATTTCTCTTGACATAATCTACTAATTTGCTTCTAACATCTTCATTTTGTCCTACATTAACGACAGTATTTCCACCTTTCATTAAGAAATTCATCGTTTGATCATCAGCAACTGGGGCTGCATTAGCAAAATTTTCTTGGCCAATCACTTCTTTCAAATCGGTATTCTGAATGAAAAGATGTAAAATCAGAATGATTAATAATGCGTTTAGGATAACTTTCAAATTCATATATAAATAATTAAGAAAATCTTTCTAAGATTGCACTATAAATTAGCGATAATCCTAATGTAATATATGGATTATTATTCTTCTTATTATATTTTTCATTTATCTTCTCCATAATATCATCAAAAATCCCTATTTCGACATCATTTTTTACTTTATCTGCAAATCCTTCTAGATTCATATCTTTTGGACCAAATAATTCCATTAATTTTCCCATTGCATACATACCACTGGAAAAACCCCGTTCTTTAGGTTTGCAATTTCTATATTCTTTCAATCTAGGTTTTTCCTGTGTTGTCCATGGACTTCGACAGGTGGGACAACTATTATCTCTTTGTAACCATTCTTTCAATATATTAGATTTATAATTTTTATGACATACATCACATGTCATGTAAAAGTCATCTGTCTCAATTTCTTCCATTGAGATAGCACAGACATTATCTCCTTCAATGATTTTAGCCATATATTTATATATGACTGAAAACTTTAAGTTTAATGATTAAATTTTAACAATATAATATCCACAAAATATTGTAAAAACACCTCTATCGCATTTTTTTGGATCATGAATTAACCTACCTCGCGCATCCTTATTTGTTGCCTTGCGCCAAGAGTTTTTATGGCTCCAAAAACCATTATCATCCTGTCTGTAAAAATGATAATCGGTTTTATTATATTTACATGTTAATGCAATTTTATAATATCCTTTCGGAACAACCAAGCTTGCTTTTTTAATATCTGGTCTATCGGATATCATTCTTTTTTCCATAATTTTGCAAGTTTTAGTAGATTTATTATTGAGGTATCCTGCGGGTTGAATACGAGGACATTTCCATGTTTTTCCGGATTTAATAATAGATTTACATTGTTTCGCCATTTTCATATCAATTTTATCCAATGCATATGCATAACAATTGTGAGATTTCCTAATATATTTATTATCATTCCATTTCGTTGGTTCATAAATTGGCATATATACCTAAAAATTAGATTATAATAAATATGGCCAATGAAGTTCATTACATATTTTTTTCCATATTTTATCATTTTTTTTATTGTCATTACGGAATTTTAACTTAGAAAAACAATATTCATCATAACCAATTAAAGAAAATAATTTATTACTAACATACTCTTCAATTGTATTAAATGTATCATTTACTTTCTCGAACATATCGCATAATTTACGTGTATCATTTGGTGAAAAAGTAGGTAGTTTATCAGAAATCAGACACATTGTTATATCATCATATTTCCATGATTTATTTTCTCTTAAATATTTTTTAATTGCAGTAATACTAATGATATTATTTGTTCTGAGATAGCTAATGATATGATTTGTAAGTTCAGGTGGGACTTTATCATCTAAGCATTGTTTTATATTATTGATATTTTCTTTTTGTTTAGATCTGAAAACATCAACAACATCATTTATTTTTTCTGAAGGAAATTTATAAGAGTTAATAGTGCTTATAAAATGATTTGTTCTTGTGTATCTGTTAGTCATTTTATATATATTAAAAGATTTCTTCAAGTGGAATTCAAACAGAATTCCTTCAGGTGGAATTCCTTCAGGTGGAATTCTTTCAGGTAGAATTCCTTCAAATAGATTTAATAAATTTCCATCCAAGAATTTTGCAAATTCCTTTCCAAATCAAATCTGTTTGATGCAATTTATTTCTATCTTTAAGAAGTGGAAAACAACTTTTAAATTCATCGAATCCCAGCAACTGTACGAACTTATGCAGCACATATGAATAGGAAATGAAATTCTTTCTGGCCTTTGGACATACCACTCTAAATGGATTTTGAATCTGTTTAAACATAGATCTCAATTTTTCCTCAAGTTGCTTGCTTAGGACGGGTGGAGGAAGACCGTTGATTCTATTCAGTATATGTGGAATATGATCATAATATTTATTGAGCTTCAGTTTCTTTAGATAAGCCCTGATCTTATCATAATCCAATTTGGCCAAATTTGTAATTCTCTCCTTCTTGATCTCCATAATAATTTTATCAAAGACTTCATGAGGAACATCAGTAGATTCTTTTCCTTGAAAAAACGCCAAGCACTCATTAAAATGATTTATTCTCTTGTAAGCAAAGTATGATACTTCTGGAGGAGGATCTTTAAAGTTAGGTTTATCGCTTTCGATGAGCAGTCTATTTTGTCTGCCACATTTATCGCAAATTTGGAGTCCATCGATTGGGTCGATAGTCATTTCGATATTACAGTCAATGCATTTGTCATAATCCATAAAGAATTCTATTTTGGGAACGAAATTTTTATCGACGTGTTTGAGATAATCATATAGGGTATCGGCTCTTTTATATCCAACTTCGGTGGTAACGAAATCGGATATTTTGACATTAGTATAACTTATTTCTTTATTATTATTTTTTTCTGTTTTTTCTCTATTGTCAAAAAATTCGAGAACACTTGGATATTTACTATCTTCTTCTGTGTTTTCATTATTTTTTTTTTTATTATTTAATAAAAAATCATTGTTATTTAAATTTTTTTTATTTGTTTTTTTGTTTTGATGATAATCATGTAAAAGATAACCGACATTCATAAAGTATTGTCTTTCTTCAGTATTATTTTGAATATCAATTATTTGTTGTTTAAGATTGTTGCAAATTTTCTTTAATTCATCCATTTTTTCAAAATCTGCTATAGACATTAGCTTTTTTTCTTTTTTTTTCAATTCTTGATATTCTTGTAAATATTTAATAAATTGGGATTTTATTATAGGAAGGTTTTTTTTCATCTTTTTAAAAGATGCTATCATTTCATTATGTTTAGCATCCAAAGTAATCCGCTTGTCATTCTTTTTCACTTTCGGCCCCTTATAATTATTAAACATATGATATGTTTTATAATATATTTTATATAAAAAGTCTTTAAGTACTTAGATACATAAAGAGTATAAGTAATATAAATAATACGCGACACACGATACATATCATTTTTATTAGGCACAATTTTAACAATTTAGGTTTAATTCAAAATATTTTTATCAAGGATTAAAATAAATTAAAATGGATATATCATTAAACAATACTAAAAAGGTTGTGAAAAATACTGAAACTGGAAATTATTTGATAAATTCCAAGCTTAAGAAGGGTGAATTAACTCCAACAAAGATAAAAAAGATGTTATTTATTTACAATGCATTGTCTGATGGATGGACTGTTAAATGTATAGGAAAAGATCAATTTGAATTTTTAAAACCAACAGTGCAACTAAAAAAGGAAATAAATCTGGATGATTGTTTAAAACATTTTATTACAAAAAATTTAATTGAGTAAATAAAGTGGCAACGTTATATAATTATTATTTTTTAATTATTTTTTAATTAATTTCATTATTATAAATTTTTTTCTTTTGTAATAATATAAAAAAATGGGAGGCGGTTTAATGCAGTTAGTTGCCTATGGCGCACAAGATATCTATCTTACGGGTAATCCTCAGATTACCTTCTTCAAGGTTGTCTACAGAAGACACACTAACTTCTCCATGGAGTCTATCGAGCAGACCTTTAACGGTACTGCTGACTTCGGCAAGAGAGTTACCTGCACTGTTTCTAGAAACGGTGACCTTATCCACAGAGTCTACCTTCAGGTGACTCTCCCCTCTGTCGAATCCACTGTTTCGTCTCACTTCTTCCGATGGGTCAACTATGTTGGCCACATGCTTATCAAGCAGGTCGAGGTCGAGATCGGTGGTCAGAGAATCGACAAGCACTACGGTGATTGGCTCACCATCTGGAACGAGCTCACCATCCCTGCTGGCCTTAAGTCTGGTTATGACAACATGGTTGGTAACACTGTTGCCCTTACCGGCACTGGTCTTACCCGCACTGATGCCACTACCCTTTACGTGCCGCTCCAGTTCTGGTTCTGCAGAAACCCTGGTCTTGCTCTTCCTCTTATTGCTCTTCAGTACCATGAGGTCAAGTTCAACCTTGAGTTCAGACCCAAGAGTGAGTGCTACGTCTCTACCTCTGTCTCCACCGCTTGCGGTGCCAGTGCCACTGCTGGATACGATGCTTTCTGCGTTCCTTCCCTCGAGTACGCAGCTCTCTTCATCGACTACATCTACCTCGACACTGACGAGAGACGCAGATTCGCCCAGACTTCTCACGAGTACCTCATTGATCAGCTTCAATTTACTGGTGACGAATCCACCGTCAATACCAACGTTAAGGTGAAGCTCAATTTCAACCACCCTTGCAAGGAGCTTGTCTGGGTTGTGCAGAGAGATGACGTGGTCAAGGCCGGTTTTAACCAGTGGAATAACTACACTGATGACTACGATGCTGATGCTGGTCTCGGCGCCAACGGCGTTGCTGATCCTTCTCAGCTTGTCTTCACTAATGTTGATGGTGACACTGATGTGTTCCCCTTCGTTGGTCTTGGTGACGTTGATGCCGAGTACGCCACTTTCCTTGCCAACAACGCCAACCTTGCTTCCGGCAACGTTGTTCAGGGTGCAGGTGGTGTTGGTGGTCTTGGTGTTGGAGGTGCTCTTGGCACTACCAATGCTCAGATGAGACCTCTTGGCCTCAGTAGCCCTGCTGGCCCTGGTCCCAACGCCAGCAACCTTGCCCCCACTGACTTCAGTGCCCTCACCACTGCTGCTGACTACGCTGACCACGCCGGTTTCGGTCCTATCAATGCTGGTAGAAACCCCACCGTCCGTGCCAAGCTCCAGCTTAACGGTCACGACAGATTTGTTGAGAGACTCGGCTCCTACTTCAACCTTGTCCAGCCTTACCAGCACCACACCAATGTCCCTGTCACTGGTATCAACGTGTATTCCTTCGCTCTCAAGCCCGAGGAGCACCAGCCTTCCGGCACTTGCAATATGTCCCGTATCGATAACGCTACTCTCCAGCTTCAGCTTACCCCCAAGGCTGCTCTTGGCTCTAAGATCCGTGTCTATGCTACCAACTATAACGTTCTAAGAATTATGAGCGGTATGGGTGGGCTTGCTTATAGTAACTAAATGCATGGATATCATTGTTGTATATATTTTATATACGTTTTGAGATTTATGTTTTTATATAAAATTTAAAAATTTGATTTTAGTATTATTAAGATACTTAAAGTTATAACTATTCATACTATTATAAACCAATAATATGAATAATGCCGAAATCGACCAAGAAACTAAAATTGTAACAGTACACTTTAGAAAAAATAAGAATAAATTTTACTTAGATTTAGATGATTACTTAAAAATTAATAATAGTAAAAAATATTTTCATTTCAATAAAGATGATGAATACCCATATTATATTGTGAATACTAAGAAATATTCGTTATTATTTTTATTGTATGGGCATTCATTTGAAAATCTCGAAATTACATTTAAGAATGAAAATAAATATGATTTACAAAAAGAGAATGTAATAATTAATCACAAATATTACAATAGTATTAAAAATAAATATAAAATTATTGATTTTATGAAAGGCAATTATACAAAACGAGGGATTGATTGTTTTGTCTTAAAAAATCCAATATGGATTACAGATAAAGATAAATATTTAATGTATATTGGAAATGATAAACATATTATATTATGTAAAAAATCATATGAAAAAATTAAGGAATATGAAGAGAAAAATAATTGTGAATTAATATTTCATTTAGATAAAAGTGGATATGTTGTTTCAACAAAACATTTATATCTTCATCACATCATTACAAATTATAATAGACGGAAAGAATCACAATATTTTATTAAACATACTGATAATAATTTCTTAAATAATATTTTTAAGAATTTGGAAAGAACGACATATAAAAAAGAAAATAAAGAACAAAAACCAGTGAATAAATCATATTCATTAGATGATTTAAGTAAATTAATTCATGAAAAATATGAAAATGTAGTGATAGAAGATCATAAAAGATATAAAAATAATAAATTTAAAATTTATGATAAAAATAATGATGAAAGATATATTTTAATGTATGTTGGATATGATTGTTTTACAAAACTAGATTTAGATAAAATGGATAAATATATCAATACTTCATGGTATCTTCATAATATGAAATATATTTATGGATATTATAATAAAAAACATTTATGTCTTCATCAGGTATTAATGAATTATTATGGACATAAGGGTGATGGAAATAAATTATCTGTTGATCACATCAATAGAAATAAATTAGATAATAGATTAAGTAATCTTAGAATAGTGACTCAATCAGTTCAAAACTCAAATATTGGTCCACAAAAAAGATCAGAGAAATATCAAAAATTACCAGTTGAAATACAAAAAATCATAGATGAAGAATATGGTGGTTTACAACCAGTATTTTTTAGATATTGTCATGATAAAAAACCTGATAGAAAATATTTTAGAATAGAAAAACATCCTAAATGTAAATATTGGTCAACTACAAAATCAACAAAAGTATCAATTATTGATAAATTTAGGGAATATGAAAAAAAAATGTATAATATTGAAAATGATATTGTGGATACTTCATATAAATTACCAAAATATATAAGTAAAAAACATAAAAAAGATGATAAAATACAATTAATATATGATGCTCGTATTGATGGAAAAAGAATAAATGGACGAAAAACATATAAATATGATGGAACTGAAAAAAATTTAAAAGAACATGTAAATGATTTTTTAAATTTTATAAAAAATAAAGAGAAAAAGTAAAATAAATATTTTAATGAATAATATATTATTTAATTGATTTAATATATTCAAATATTTTTTTCTTTTCTTCAATACATTCTTGTTTTGAATAATGATGTCTGATAGCATTATGTATAAATGGATATAAATTAAATAAATAATCACCTTGATCTTCCTCATACATATCATTCAGTTGATTTTTATGTTTTTCTTCAAAATCTTCATAAAATAAATATATTGGATATATACCATTGCAATTATCTGTACTAAAAGTTGGATTTACAAATGAATTAGGTAATACTATTATATTATTTTTTATTATTTCTTCAAAATTATTTTTAGTTAAACGTAGTCCTTTTACAAAACCTTCTGGAAAATCCTTTAAATCCCCTAACATAATACCAGCCAATATTACATAAATCATGTTATAATGTGGTTTTCTCTCTAAAAATTTTATAATAATTTTTTTCCAATGTTCTTTAATTTTGTCTGGTTTATCTCTTATTAAATATATAAATTTAAATATATTATATATATTTTTAAACCCATTTATATTATCAATATTTAATGATATTTTCCTAATTAATTCATATAACATATTATCCGTTATTAAATTAGGTTTTTTTTCAATTATAAATTTTATATATTCAATATTTAATTCTTTGTATCCATATATAATATTTTCAAATATATCATCTTTAATATTATCCATTGTAAAATTTTCATAAAACATTTTAATAACATTAATATCACTAGAATAATAAACAATATTATAATTTGGTAAGTTATGAATAAATACATTTCTTTTTATTATATTTTTTATAAATATGTAATAATTAAAATTATATCTGACATGATTTAATATATACATAGTAATCTGTTTTTTATTAATTATATTGTATTTAATTATATTATCAATAATAAAATATATTTTAACATTGATACATTCAAATATATGATTATCACAATTTGAATCTAAACTGTGACAAAGTGAGTATAAAATATCATATAAATCATCAATTATTAATTTATGTCCATTATTTATCATTTTATGTACAATATTTATATCACGTCCTTTTAGTAAATAGTATGTTAATAATGAATGTCCATATCTATCTCTTAAATCAATATTTTTAATTAATGTTTGTTCATCTTTATGAGTAAGATATTTTTTTCTGCAAATTGTATATATCTTCTTAATGCTTTTCCAGTAATCATTTGTGCTTAATTCGTCTAATTTTTTTGTGCTCATTTTTATAAATCTATTATGTATTATATCTTTAAGTTGTTTTAGATTATTATATATGGGAAGGGTGTTTAGAATTATGTCCGGTATGGGTGGTTTTCATTTCAAATGCTTTTAAAAATACGCGAGTTTGAATTATGCTACCCGCCCATACCACTCATTTCCCTAAGCACATAAAATGAATCGTCATAAAAGCATATACATTATTTATTTATTTTATCGTAAGATATAATATAATTTATGTGAATAGTACTTTGATAATATGTACGTTCAAGTTTATATCTTTCAACTGTATGACCATATAATCCTTTTTCAATTCCAATTTTATCGCCCCTTTCACTTTCATATTCATCCTTACATTTTTTACGTGCGCTTAATACATTATCATGCTCTTTTTTTAAAAAAAAGAGCTCAAAAAACACTTCCCTAAATACTTTTCTAAAAACACTTCAAATTTCTTGTTTTTGTCATAATAAAATTTATTTTTTGAAACATCCATAATGTATGATAATCGTATCATGATTTATGATAACTGGATAATCTTCTTCATGATATTTCAATGTCCATCTGAATAAAATCCCTTGTTGTTTATCGGGCATATTAATACCATAATGATATTTATCATGTGTTACTTTACTCATTTTTTTATATGCTTTCGAATATTTATCATAAATACCTATTATTTTCGTATCACTATGAAATTTAATATCTTCTTCTGGATCTATTAAAACCGAACATGCATTTTTCGATACGATAAATTTATATTCTTTTGTATGTTTTAACCATAAATCATAATATTCTTTGGAAGTAAATGCTAGACGCCACCATTCGTAATAATATAGATAATCATATATTGTCGATATAACATCATAATTCATTGTTTTTTATAATATTTATTAATAATTATTAATTATTAATAAATTAATCAATTTTTCCCTAAGCACATAAGATCAAGAGCACAAGTTATATAATATCTTTTACCTCGTTATCATCAAATTAATATTAAAATAAATTATTACCGATGTATTTTAATAGCATAAGACCTATTATGAATTTTTTCATAAATACAATTACACCCTTGCTTAAATTCAACTCTACAAACACCATGAAAACTTTTAATTATATTTTTGCAATATTCACATGCAGCCAATAAATCATCAAGTACACCATATATAAGTGATGCCGGGCTACCACTAAATGTATAATCCCGACAATGTATGACATATCGCCAACCTTTTGCATATTTCTTCCATATCAAATGATGTTTCCTGCTTGCATTAGCAAAACATAACCAATCATACATTTCTAAATAACCAAGAATATTAGTTAATACATCGTAATTCATTTTTTACTATCTCAATAAAAACTATCAAACTAATTGAAAAATAATTCATTTTTAATTCATATTTGAATATAATGTAGCGTCAAGACTCCATGATGTAAAATATTACAATCATCATCATCGTGACACTCGCCTAAGCCTTTGAAAAGAACATTTTGCTGTTCTGGCCACCATGTTACTGCATATCCAAATTTACATGCCATTTTAAATGCAACTTTATATGCATCGTCATATCGATCGTAAATACCAATTATCTTGGTTTCATACCCATAAAACGACGTTTCATCTCCAGGGTCTTTGTCGATTTCACATGTATATTCTGATATCATGAATCGATATTCCTCCGTATATTTCTTCCACAAATCGTAATAATTCTTGGAAGTAAAACCTAGGCGCCACCAATGACGACATTGTAAATAACTGAACATCGTCGATACTATGTCAAAATTCATTTTTATAAATGACACAAGAAAATATATTTCATACATAATAAAATTCATTTTATTTTTTCAGAAAAATTGATTTTCAATTTATTATTTAAAAATCAATCATATAGTACTACCAAAAATGAACTATTATGGAGAAAAACAATGCCAAGGCACTATCAAATCTAAAAATACCCCTTGCAATAACTTTGCCTATTTTTTAAGCAATAATCAATTCCTATGTGGAGTTCATAGTAAAAAGGATAAAAATCGACAAAAACTCCCGAAAAATCCCAATAAAGCCAAAATATTCCTAGAAAAGATGAAAAAACGCAATTTGGAAATACGCAATGCCAAAGTTCTCAATAAAAATGCCGGTAAATCTGGACATGTTATCTGTTCTAAACTTAGAATGATGAAAATGCCCGATTATATCAAAGGATATCTCAACATTTTTCCAAATTATAAACATCAAAATCGTAAAGACGGTTTTGGATGCGCAAGGCTATCTCCGAAATCACTTGGCCCAATCATGCATTCCATGCCAAATCTTCCTCCAGCTAAAAATCTCGAAAATTATCATCAATTTGCCAAATTTTGGAAATTCGAGCTTGATAAAGACAATCAAATCCTTGACAAATACATAAAAGCTCGTGCTAAGGCTTATCAAGACCCAATTCCATATAGACATAAATATGATCGAAAAACCCTTAAACAATGCAATAATAACATAAATATTCCGGAATTTTCAGTATATTATACGAAAGATGGTAAGGAAAGAAGATATAGTTATCTTCAATGTCGATACTTTTATTGTCATTATTATGAACTTCTTGTTCAAAAAGAGCCCGATTTTGCCGTATTACAGAAAAAAATCCAAGAAGGATATAATTTGAATATAGTTGGATATGATGGATATCCAATCACCAAATCACTTTGGGATCATTATAATGATACAACTCTACCATTTGGACATGAATTAGTATTATATACAATGTTAATAGAATCAAATCCCAAAAAATATCCATGGAGAGTATTTTATGAGAAAAACAAAGAATTATATAAAAATGTTATCTAATAAACAAGTAAATATTTAATAGCCAAAACATTAGCTATTGCACACCATAAAGAACCATAACCACCTTCAGAAATCATTCTAATGAAAGGAAATAAAACCAAAGCACTGAGTAAAATCATTTTCCAATCAGGATATAAAACAAGAATACAAAATATCACCATTTGCCAATATGATATTTCATTTCCACCCCAAATAGGCGACGAAAACTGTCCTTTACATAGCGATACTGAATAACCATTAAATTTCATAAACATACTTATAATTATAAATGCAACTAACATATTCAATAAAATATTGTTATATCTGTTTCGGAAATAAAGATTATAAATAATTTGAATACTCAAAATCAACGGAACAAATATTGATGTGACATAATAATTTATTTTATTTTTTTTCATTCCAATATACCATAAAACTGCATCAGCTAGTTGTATTGAACTAAAAATCATTAAAAAAATCACATTATGTCTTTGATCCACAGACAATTCTTTATTTAGCAAATATAAAGAAACGAGCCAACTAAAAGCGAAAGTACCAAGACTAATACCAAAACTAAAACACATTTATAATAAACTAATAAAACACTTATTGTTTCTTAGATTCTAAATATTCCATAATTTTCTGTTTTCTATTGATACATGTTGCTTTATCAATTTTTATATTTTCTATTCGTTTTAGGACTGGGATTTTCTCAAGCAATTCATTATGCGACAAATCAGGATTTTCTAATTCAAAATCTTATTTGAACAAATATAATCCATGAATGCCCATGTGATATTCAATTTTATCATAATGATTATATCTATACCGGTTGCAATCAGCATTGAAATCTATTTTTTTATCCATAATTCTTTTGAAATCATTAGTATCTATATTAAATCCTTTGATAAAACCCAAATCTAAATCCTTAATATATCCATTTATATATCCCGCCAATAATACCATTTTCTTATTTCTTGATGGAGCACGTGATTTTAATGCTGCAACAACATTATTCCATGTATTCTGATCATATTCAACTACTGAATAAATAATCTTGAAAAAATGCATCAGATTACGAGTACACGACCACTTAAGATCGTACATATTAAAACTTGCAATATTCATAATTAAATGATTTATTGTTTCAGGTTTTACACATTCTGGATTTCTACTGGCTAAACGTTTAATATATTTTTCATCATAATTTTCTAATTTACAGTAATACTGAATGATATGATAAAAAGCATCCTTTCTAGGCTCATTCATTATAAATTTACTTTCAAATAATTTAATGATATCCATATTATAAGTATGATAAACAATATCATATTTATCCAAATCAGTTCCCATTATATCTAATTCAACAATATATTTGATAAATTCATAATTTGAATTCTCAAAACCAATATATTTCAATATATTCTTAGTAATTTTATTTTTATCAACCATATTATTTTTTATAATATATTCTAATATGATCTTGATTTTATATTCTGTTGCATCTGTTCCATTATATGAATAACAATTATGTTCCAACACATCATAAATATCTTCATCAATAATTTTATGACCACTATTCATCATTGCATCAATCATTGCAGCACTATGTCCTTTTTCCAGAGCATACATAAATAATGTACATCCTTGTTTATTTCGTAAATATGGATATTTTACTAACATTGAAACTTCATTGGGCTTAATTTTATTTCTTCGGCAAATTGTAAATAATTTACCAACTTCTTTCCAATATATATTTTGTGAAAGGAGATTGAGATTTGTTGACATTTTTAGTGACTCGTATAAGTCAATAAAAATTTACATAAGTTACAAATCAATTTTCTAATTTTTTATTAAAAAATTTCAGCTAGATATTCCTTTAATCGTTTCATTTCCGCAATACAATCCGCCTTACTGATCAAATAATTATTATGATAAGTAAATTTCAAATAAGGATATTTTACTTCCAATTGACTATCACTCAAATCTGGATTTTCTTCTTTCAAATCTTCAATGAAGATTGTAATAGGATCATGGTCTAACTTCTCGATAACTTGTTTATATCCACTTTGATATCTTTCATTGTAATAATTACCATCATACGTCCTTCCACCAATGCTTTTACCACTTAAGTATTGTTTGATATCTTCGACTTTTAATGAATGTTTCTTGATCATCCCCAATGTCAATTCATAATCTCCTAGCAACATACCATTTATATATATCCATTTATAATCTTTATTTTTTAATAATTCCCATTCTTTATTAGTTTCTTTGTCAGGTTTTCCAAGAATTTTGTACATTGTTTTTAGAATATGATAGTTTTGCAAAAGATTTCCATTTTTATGAATTTGCCTATGCAAATGTTTATCTGTCAAATAATTTGGATTTTTACTCATGAAATATCTCATGTATTCTTCTAAATCCCCTTTAATTATGGTATTATATGAACATAATCTATCAATCGGATCTACCATATAATATCCTATTATTTGACAGGAGTTATATCCATTCTTATTGAAATTGTTCCATTTCATTTTGAAATTCTGATCAAACCATTTAATTATATCCATATCAATTGTGTGGAATGCAATATTGAAATTTTGATAAAGGGGATAATCAGTAAGATCATTATGTAAATATCCTTTTTCAAAACAATATTTAATTGTTTTTACTTGATTATTAATATTGGTACCAATATTAATATTTGCTCCACCATAAATCCTGTTACCAATAAAATAACACAATATTAATACTTCACTCAACTTTTTTTTATCAATCTGATTTTTTTTTGCCAATAAATCAATCAAATAAATTACTTTTTCATATGTATATCTAGTCATATTATTCAAAATATAATAAATATCTTCTACCAATAATACATGATTATTATCCATTAGAGTATATGCAGTTTTAACATCATATCCCTTCATAAAAAAATGCACTAATAAAGTTTCCCCTTTTTTATTGCGTATTTGTGGATATTTAGCCAAAGTCTTTTTGTCAAGAAGATCTATTTTTTTCTTTCTGACCATAGTAAATAAGTTATTAACATTTGTCCAATAATCTTTTATTGAAATTTTTGAGAGATCCATAACTATATATCAATATTGATAAATCTTTAAGCCTCTTCAAAATAATTAAAAAAATTATTTGTATATATATTATATGAATGTGATTTTACCCCATCAATTATTTTCCATTAAACATTTGAACAAATCCCAAACTCACTATATTTGGGAACATCCACATTATTTTACATCATACAATTACAATAAAAAGAAATTAATGTTACATAGAGCATCAATGAAATACTACTACAACTATCTCAAAAAGAACAAATATAAATGTAAATATATAGAATTCAATAAGAAACTTCCTATCAAAGAATATACTATTTTTGATCCAATTGATAAAATAAAATTACCTAACAAACCTCATGTCAATGAATCACCTAATTTCCTCATGACAAAGGAACTTTATCAGAAGTACAGAGATAAAACCGATAAATTCTTCTTCAATGCATTTTATATGTGGTCCAAGAAACAACTCGATATTCTCCCTAATCTTAAATCTCAGGATAAACTTAATAGAAAGAAATTACCAAAAGATATTAAAATTCCAACAATACCATCTAATAAATCTGATCAAAAATATATTAATGAAGCAGCAAAATATGTAGAGAAACATTTTCCAAAGAATTATGGTAATACATCCAATTTTATGTTTCCAATTTCTCATCAAACTGCACAAACATTCTTATTATCCTTTATAAAATGCAAATTAACTGATTTTGGACCATATCAGGATGCGATCAGCAATGAAAATAATACATTATTCCATTCAATTCTTTCGTCATCAATTAATATTGGATTAATAAATCCAACCATGGTGGTGGATGAAATTCTTAAGGTCAAGAATAAGTATCCTATTAATAGTATTGAAGGTTTTATAAGACAATTATTTTGGAGAGAATATCAGAGATATTGTTATATTTATTATGATTTTGCAGGAAAAAACTATTTTGGAAATAAGATGAAGCTTAGTAAGGATTGGTATGTGAATAATGGGAATTTGCCTAAGCCGGTTCAGGATGCAGTTACCAGAGCTTTTGAAACGGCATATTTGCATCATATAGAAAGACTTATGATAGTTGGTAATTATATGAATTTATCTAGTATTGATCCACGAGAAGGATTCAAATGGTTTATGGAATTTGCGATAGATTCATATGAATGGGTTATGCATCAGAATGTGTATGATATGGTATTTTTTGTGAGTGGTGGTGTGACAATGAGAAGACCATATGTTTCATCGAGTAATTATATATTAAAAATGAGTAATTATAAAAAAGGTGATTGGTCGGAAACATGGAAAACCAAATATCATGATTTCGTTAAAAGACACAAAAAGAAACTTTATAAATTCCGATATTATTTTCGTTTATAATAGTATATGTTAATTAAGGGCAAACGAGTTCTTAAAAACGGTGCTATTGGAGCATATGTTTTATATTCTGATAAAGAAAATATATCTAAGTGGAAATGGAGAATTATCGCAGGACCTTCAAAGAAAGGTGGCTTTACAAGTGGTCTTACAATAGAAGAAAAAAATCTCTTAGAAATAATCAAATATACACTTGATAGGAGAAGTCGAGAATATAAAGCTATCATTACCAAACGACAAAAACAAAGAAAACAGGATGTATATGATTTATTAAAATCTGTTGAAACAGTGGATACAACTGAAAAATTAAAAGACCTATACGAAAAAACAATTAAATATTTCCGAGCGACTCGTAGAAAAAAAAGTCGTAATAGAGATTTAAAAACTCTCAGTAAATTACAAACTAGAATAAAATCACTCGATCCAACATTAAATAATCACAATCAACTTGGTAAAGTAGTTGGTTTGAAATGTTATTGCGAATTGAAAAATCGAGATATCGTGGCAAAAGATTTTTTACGAAAAAATAAAAATGTTTCCCTCAAAGTTGTTGATCAAAATAACCATGAAGAAACAATGAATATCAAGAAACTCGCAGGAGGTTTAGGTGGAGATATTATTTATCGTGGTACTCAAGATAAAGATCCCAATAATTGTTGTAATACTGCATATATTTTTAAAATATTTAAGAATGTTGCTGATCAAAAAACCGAAATTGACACTATTAATGCTATGAGCACTATGAATAATAATGCATTGAATCCTCATACCCCCAATATGTATTATTATGGAACATTTAAAGATGATACAAGAAAATTACTTAAAGGTACAACAGGATACTATTTGAGATCTGAAGCTATCACTAATCTTCCTTTGCAAGATGCGATTAAATATAAATGTCAGAATTTAGCATTAAGTGATATAAAAGATGACACTAAAAGGAATTTTTATGAAATGCTCTATGATAATAGTCAAAATTGGAGATTGGTTATACTTCAATTATTTAATATTCTGAGTGTAATGACTGTTAATTATTTTAATCATTGTGATTTTCACGGTGATAACATTCTTCTTGCTGAGATACCAGAAGGAAAAGATTTAAAATTGGATTTTTCATATTTAGGTATTAAAGATCCACCATACATTGTTGATGATACATGCTTACTTATGAAGATTATTGATTTTGATACAGGTAAATTCATGGAAACTGCTCCAAAGATTGTATATTGTGCTGATTGGAAGTCCTCTCGATCCGGAACAACAACATTGTTACCCAAAACCAATGAACTTAGAAAAACATGTGGATTGCCATATAAAACAAATACGATTAAAAATTTGCCAATGGATAATTGGTTACTTACTCGTTCTGATCCAGTTAATGGTGATTGGTTTAATTTTGGTCATTTCATTGCATGTCTGGCTAAATCAAATATATTTCCAAATTTGGACATGAATAATTTATGGAGAGTAATAAAGAAATTTAATCAGAATAAAATAAATGCATATTTAAAAAAACATGATGGAAGTATTGATAAACTCAATGAATATATCAAACATTATTTACAAAAGATTTATTTCAATTTAAGATCATAATAGTTATTTAATGAATCTATAGTGTCAGAATAAACATTTTTAACAAGGATATATTGATCATATAAAGTTTTTTTATTGATATTATTATTATTTTTTATATATAATTCTAAATCACTTATTTTATCTCCAAGATAGATTAGACCTGCTTGTAAAGCCATGCCTTTAGTAGAATGTAATAATTCCATAAAATCTTTTTTATTATTACCCGTATTATTAAAATTATATATTTTAATGATTAAATTATTAATTTCTTTAATAACATCATTTTTATAAAAATTTGTAAATTCATCATTATCAATCAAATTATTTTTAATATCATCAATTGCATGAGTATCAATAATCATATTTTTATGAATATTAGCATTATTAATTACATGTAAAATACTTTGAAGAGTAACTGGTTTGGTTAAAAAATCAGTAAATTCCAATTTTTCACACATACCTTTTATTTCATCTGAAATATCAGCTGTTAATGCAATAATTGGTATATTTTTATTGGTTTTTCTTATGATTGAAACAGCTTCTAAACCATTCATGATTGGCATATGTAAATCCATAAATATCAAATCAATTTTCGAAGATAATATTTCTAATGCATTTACTCCGTTATATGCTTCATAAATATTAGTGAATCCCGCATTAATCAATAAACTCTTAAATATTTTACGATTAATTGCATTATCTTCAACAATTAATATATTTATGTTTTTATCACTTTTATGTTCATCTATATTTTCATCAACAACTGTTTCTTTAATTATAATATTTTTTTTACTTAATGTTGCATAAATGATTTTATATAATATTTTTTGTCTTATTGGTTTTGATAAAAAATTATCAAATTTACTATAATCAACAATGGTATTATCAATCGTAGAACTAAGAAGAATTATTTTAATGTCTGAGTCATATGATCTTACAATAGTTAAAATATCATTTCCATTCATTTTATTTATATTAAAATCCAATAATAATAAATCATAAGGATTTTTCTTTATAAAAGCTGCTTTGAGACAATTAAGTGCATCATCTTCAATTCTGCTATATGTTATTTTTTTACACATATTTTTTAATGAATCACGTAAAAATAAACAATTAATGGCATTATCATCCAAAATATGTATTTTTTTATCTTTTAATAGTTCTTTTAAGTTATATTCCAAGTCAGTAACGGGAATTGTGGAATAATCGATTTCTAATTCCATATCAAATGCAAATGTAGTTCCTCGACCAATTCTACTATTTACCTTAATATTTCCACCGAAAAGTTCAACTAAAAATTTACAAATAGACAAGCCTAGACCAGCTCCTCCAGTAATTCTGCTTAGATCTCCATTTATTTCCTGAAAAGGTTCAAAAATAGTTTTCAACCGATCTTTCTCTATTCCTATTCCTGTATCATTTACTTCTATTTCTATTTTGCACGGATTGATAGATAATAAATGAACTTCTACAGATACATAACCAATACGGGTAAATTTAACTCCGTTACTCACTAAGTTATATAAAATTTGTTTAAGACGATTATAATCTCCTAAAAAATTATTGGGAACATCCTCGTCAATATAATATACCAAATCAATTTTAGAATTCTTATCACGTGATGAATTCATTGTGACAACAACCTCCTCAATTATTTCATTAAGTTTAAAATGATGTTTTTCTAACTTAATGGTATTATTATCTTTCTTAGACAATAATAATAAGTCATTGAGTAAATTCATTAAATGTTCCGAAGATTTAATAGCCATATCAACATATTCTTTTTGTATATCGTCTAACTTATCATTATTGAGTAATGTTAACATACCTAAAATTCCGTTCATAGGAGTCCTAATTTCATGAGACATATTAGCAAAAAAACGAGATTTATAGTGTAATTCTTTTCTAATATCTGTATTATCTTTATTTTTGGTTATTATACCTGTTAAATTTTCAATTGTTTGTAAATAAAGTGTTATAAATTCAAAATATAATTTATTTTTTTCGTATAATTCGTGAGTGTAAGGTTCTTTTGATTCATTGAGACCAAATACATATTGAACCTTTCCATTAAAAATAATGGGAATGGCCATATAATCAGTCATTGATTCTTTTTTGGGAGGATGAAAAGGGCATTTTGATTTTCCATTATTATATGTTTCTGTTAAATTATTAGTAAAAAATATTTTTTCATCATTAATGGCTTTGGAATATAATTCATCATTTGCATAGAATTGAAATTCTTTGGCATTGGTATTATCTAGTTTAAAAGTATCTTTCAATTTTTGAGAAATATCATTTTTGATAGATGTAGAATAAAGAACTACAAATTGATATAAATATTCATCTTTGTCATTATATACTGTTTTACTTAAATAACCATATTTTGATCCCATTAATCGTAATGTAATATCCAATATATTTTGATAATAATAATCAGGGTCATCATTTTTCACTATAAACATATTTTGAATAAATTTAATACAATTGCAAATATTTATATAATGGTTACTATCATCTATTCTAACTTCATCCATATATTAAATAACATTATTTTTTTTCATAAATTAAACTGTGATTTCCATATCCATTTTTTATGATAACATATCTTTTTGAATATTGCATCATGTTTAATGGTACTAGCCACAGATCTAAACATCCGAAATTGACTTATATAATATGGTTCATTCAATATATGCAAAAATTGAATCATACAATAATCATAACTTAAAAAATTACACCGGCCTTTCGGTTTCACATTATCATATATATCCTGTATTTCAACAAACATTGCTATTAATATCGTTTTTATTCGTTTTGGAATGTTTTTATCCTTAATAATGAACATTAAATGAATCAAACTCGAATATTTTCCATTTGGTACAATTTCTGATTTTACAAGAGTAAAATCGTTATGCGTTATTTTCCATGGAATCACACAATTTATCTTCTTAGAAAGACAATTTATTTTGCCTTCGTCTAAGTAGCTCAAATAACATTTAATTTTATAAATAATATATTTATCTAGTTTAATCATCTACAATAATTGTTTATATAAATCTTTATATCCTTTGCGATAATAAGCTTCTGCTGCAGATTCATCAAAACAATTTCTAATGTACTTATCGGCACCATTTTCCAATAAAAAATCAATAACAGTATTACTACCATGATAAGATGCTATATATAATGCTGTTGAACCTTTGTGACTACCTTTAGTAAGTTTTTGATTAATATCAGCTTTAAAATTAAGCAGTAATCGCATAAATCCAACATTATTCATTATTGCTGCATAATGAATCGCAGTAGCACCTTTGCTAAATACTTGATTTGGATTAGCGTGAGCTTTAAGGAGAATACATGCGGCATCACATTTATTTATATTATTTTTGGAGAGTACTATTTCGAGTGGGGAATAAATATTTCCCTTTGGTGTTTCCATAATAGCATTGACGCAAGCTCCATGTTTAATTAATAATTTCAGCATATCGAGACCAACTGAACCTCCAATAAAATTAGCCGCAAAATGAATAGGACAAGCTCCACCGCGATATGATCTATTTGGATTGGCACCGTTGCGCAGTAAGACTTTGGCACAATTAATATAGCCGAATAAAATAGCCCGTGAAAGAGGTGAATTACCATTACATTCTTTGAGACTAATGAAGTCGAAGCCGTGATCTATGAGACATTCAACCATCATGTAATCGTTATTGACTACTGCCATATAAACGAACGATTCACCTCTCAAGTTTTTAGCGTCTTTAATTCTGGATACATATTCATAGTTATATTTGATGAAACGATCAACTGCTGATAAATTACCAAGGTCAATGGCGTCGACCAGTTCGAAGTAAAGATCGATGTCGTCCATTTTTTATTGAGTATAATTGAAAAAAAATGTTTATTATTTTTTTTTTCAGTTTTATTTATAAAATTGCGTGAGGCATGAATTCAGTTTTATTTATAAAATTGCGTGAGGCACGAATTCAATTTTTATTTTATTGTTATTCAGTATAATAATGTCTTTGACAGTTCAATATATAAATTATTGGAAAGATCCTTTTAATGATCGTTGGTTACTTAAATTTCTTAAGTATCATTTTAAAGATTATAAAGTCATTGAGATCAAAAATAAGGCAAAATGTGATATATTAATTGCTTCAGTTAATGGAAAATTACAAGATATAAAAAAACACAAAGCTAAATGTAAAATATTTTATTATGGTGAAAATCTAAATAGATATGGTGAATATACTAATATTGATAGATTATGTCAATTTTTCGATTTAATTGTCGGATTTCTTCCAACGAATCCTAACAAAAAGACTTTAAGGTTCCCATTATGGTTTATGTATTATCCATTTTACGAGATGACAGATAATGAAAATAATATCATAGATTATATTCAAAATGAACGTGAAAAGAATCAAAAACATAATAAGCCATTTTTTGCATCATGTGTTGCAAGACATTCTAGACTTGGGATTAGAAAGAAAATATGTGATAAAATGAGTAAATATGGAAAAATTATGTATCCTGGAAAGTTTCGGAAAAATTGTTCGATAGGATCAAAACAAGTAGATAAAGTTAATTTTTTGAAATCAGTGAAATATAATATATGTCCTGAAAATTCTAAATTTCCCGGATATCATACAGAAAAGATATTTCATGCTCTTGAGGCAGGAACAGTACCTATATATTGGGGAGTAGGACCACCTGAAAAAGATATAATAAATCCAGCATGTTATCAATTTATAAATATTGGAAATGATAAATTGGCTAATGAACAAATTAAGAAAGCAACAAACAATTACAATAAAATACAGAGTTTCCCTATTTTTACAGAAAATGCAAAAAAAGTTATCAATGATTATTATATGAGTTTGATTAAACGAATTGAAAAATATATTGAATGACAAGTTTTTATAAAATATTATGTTTTATGTATTATGTATGAACTGTTATTCATGTTTGAAAAATATTTGTTAAAATAAATATATTTATCGTAAATACCAGTGGTATGATATATAATCTATATTATCATTTAACACTAATCTTTTAGTATTTTTCCAATTTAATTTTCTTATTTTAATTTTATCTCGATGATATTTTAACATATAATTAAAATAAAGTTCATATTCAGATGCTCCACTCTTACTTCTATGGAATGGAATAACTAATTTTAGAAATAAATTATAAAAAATATCATTATGTTTTTTTTCAATTAAACCAATTAATTCCTTAATATATTTAGTTTCAAATAACATATGATGGCATATTCCAGATTTATTTTTGTTAATTTTAAGTAATGAGGGATGTAATTTAAACATATGAAAAAAATAAGGTTTATGATATTCTTTGCCAAAATTATATAAGCATTTATTATTTTCTATAAAAGTTGTTGGTTTTAAAAAAAATGTATCGGAATCAATTACTAAGTATTTACTTAAAATATTTGGTATTACTAAACCTGCATATAATTTTAATAATTGTTGTAAATACCAACCATTTCTTTTTAATTTTCCATGATATTTTATGACTGTTTCCATATTAAAAGGAAAAATATCTTCATTAATCGTAATACATTCATCGATTTTTATAGATGAATCATAACAAATTAAATAAATATTTCTATGACCAATAATATTTTTTTTAGTATATTTTATTTGTTTTTCAATAATTGATTTATCATTTGGTCCAACTGGAATAACAATATCAAATTTATTCATTATAATAAATTAAATATAATAATTAAATTAATCAAATTTATTAAGTAAATTTTTAATATAATCTAAATCTAAATATTTACAATCTATTTCAAAATTATATTGTAATTTTTCTATGTTTAAATCTGACCATTTTTCAAGTATAACAATTGGAAAATATTTTTGATAATATTCAACAAGTATATTTTTTTTACATATTGGTATTGTTTTCATATAAAGACACTCCCAAAATCTATGTGTATCTAAGCCATTTCCCACAGGACAAATAGCAAATTTATGCTGTTTTAATTCAATTAAATAGTCTTTATATAATTTATTTTTATTCCATTTAATATTTTTTTTATTTATACAATTAAAACATTCTTGTCTTTCTTTTTTATTAGTATTTATGTTAAAATTAAAATAAATATTATATTTCTTTGGTAAATTCATATTATAAACTTTATTGTAAATATTTCTATTTCCATGTTTCCATTGCGAATTAGCAAAACCAATAGGTAAAGGAATAACATTTGGATGAATAACATTCATGTTTTGTGTATAAATTTTTTGTAATAATGGCAATTTATCAAATAATACTAAATGATTTTTATTAAACTCTTTATCTGAATTATGAAAAATCAATTTAAATGGGTGTTTTATATTTTTAAGAACATTTATTAATGATAATAATGTGATTTTATTGCTATTATAAGTAAATATTAGTTTATCTGTATTTTTAAATATATAATTTGAATTAATATATATTAATTTATTTTTATATTTATTAATATTTGGATTTACTTTAAAATTTTTATCAGTTCCCAAGAAAATATCACACATAAATTGTATTTTTTCTCCACTAATATATTTCATTTATATATTATCCATTATTTTTTTGTAAAAATTATCATTTATATTTATACATTCATCTAAATAATTTTTTGGAACTGTTTTTAATGCTAAAATATCATTTTCAATATTATCACTTAGTAATACGGGTTTGTATTTTAATGTATCAAATTTTGATGACCAATTTCCATTAATTATTACTTTTTTGTTCATTAATTGACTCCAATATGCTGCATGATAACTTCCTGTAATTATTATTTCGGATTCTCCAATAAATTTGATAATTTGTTTAATGTTATACTTATTTAGAGCGGTGCGTATTTTAAATGCCACTTTTATAAAAAAATAACAAGACACAACGCTTTTTTATCTATGTAAAAATTACATAAATACTAAATTCTAAAATTAAAAGGCTTACTCATAAACATTAAATTGGTAGAATGTTTATAATCCTTTCTGCTATTACTCAAAATAC